CCGTTGTGGGGTGTTGTTTTAACATTTAGCACAGGAGCGTAGCATGAAGACTCGAACACTTGACCCATATTGGGGACTTGGTCGTACCACTCCGAACAACTGTCCGAAGGGATGGTCGGGGTATTCTCCCGGATGTTCCGGGGGACGGTCTCCAGAGGAGACACTGGCGGCATACCTAGTACAGGATGCCTTACCACCAACCAGTTCTATAACCGTATATCCTTTTACGGGAAGTCAAGCGTTTGATTCTGGAACGAGGAAGAAGCCACTTATGAATAATTGTTTCAATTCAAAAGTGCGGGCAGTAAATCTGCCCTATGGTCATACGGCTATGAGGTACAATACATCGTCCTCAGGAACCGTTTATCAATACGACCACATGCGGAAACCTCTTCCGTGGCCAATGGCATTAGGTGACGATTTACTTCATGTCACAACAGACGCCACGGGCGCTGCACGTCGGGCTTGGTGGCATATGCAACCACGCTTTGAAGGCGAAATTGATATGTGCAACTTTATTTTTGAGTTGCGCGACTTCAAACAACTGATGAAGCACGCATTGAAGCCAAAAGCTTCGTATGACAAAATTGCGGCCAAACTCAGACGCCTACGTCGTAATCGTCCCAACCGTGTTCCTAACATGGAAAAGGATGGTCTCGATAAGACTGCAGCAGGGCTGTACCTAACTTATGAACTGGCACTCAAGCCACTAATAAGTGACTTAACGGCAATCCACGCGCAGCTGGCAACCCTAGTAAGGGAAGCTCAGCAAGAATTTAAAATCGCGGGATCTGAGGACCAAAAGTCTCACTTTTCCGAAGAACTTGGAAAGGTTGAGTCTTTAACAACTTACACCAATAATAATTATTGGACTCAGTTGGGAACTCGTCGTAAAACTCTGTTTACCGCTACTATGCATTATACTTACGCATATAAAATGCGGTCGACAGTCGACGCCTTTGTTAAGTACTGGGGTTTAAGCCCGACCCCTGAAACTTTTTGGAATGCTATCCCATTTAGTTTCATTGTCGACTATTTTGTTAAAATAGGCGACAGTATTCATGCCATGCAAAAGGACAGAAATGTCTCCTTACGCATGCATGACTATGCCGAATCTCTATTAACATATGTGAGAACCGGGTACATAGTCAAGAACGACGATCGTCTCTGCTCACTTGTCCTTGACGGACAACTTGATTCAGAAAAGAATCATGATGGCGCCTTAATCTCAGGCGTTGAGGGAACGATCTACGAACGACGAATCACCCGACCCAATTACGGGCCGGCACTTCCAAGGTTGAAATTACCGTCTGGAAAACAGGCGGCTACCATGGGAGCTATCGTTCGGTGCTTATTCTGATTACTGACTCCATCCGCAATCCCGCGGCGTAAATACTTCCACGATACGGAATTTATATATATAAGGACAAAGTCTATGAGTCTATTTACTGACCCAATCACCTTTAACGATGGCACTGACGATCATATCATGGCGAAACGCAACGATTTATCCGGCTTAAAAACCGGTAGTTACGGATCAAAATGGATCGAATCAGCTGCCGCCCTGGCCGTTGCATCACATGTAAACGTGAAGCACGACGAGTCGTCAACTACAGTACGTAGGAGACTTCTTCAGTATAAGTATAACGCCTTAATTACTGATGGCGTAACTTACAAGCCAATTACGGCCAACGTTTCGTTGGCACATCATCCCGAACATACCGATGCGCAACTAACAGTTGCCATGGGAGTTATTCGGGCTGCATTGGCTAAAGCAGGGTTTGACGCCGCCTTCTTTGATGGCATGTCATAGGTTTTACTTATGACAGCTTTCGCAAAAGGCATAGTCACGTTTCTTCTCGAAGTGGCTCGATACGCATTTATGCAATATCGTGACCAGAGAAGGGACAAGGTGCGCCGGAAAGGTCAACGGACTTCTAGCTGGAGGCCACCTGATGAAAACATCACAGGAAACCGTAACAGCCAAGAACCGTCGAAAACCGACAAAGCAATCAATATGCAAGAAGGGATCGAAGCCCGCGAAAGTGGGCTCAAAAACGATCTCAAACCGTAAAGCAGTCAAACTGCAAATACAGTTCGCACAAGAACATCTGTGCGGCATCTTGCATGATGCTAAAAACAACATACCCTCCTATCGGAGTGCTGACTTTCGCAAAGACATCGAGACAGTAAAACGTCGTCTCGAATGCGAAGGTTTGCCATTCGCTACATTGTCGTTACCGAAACTTATGCAAGGTCTTTTCGACTTGCTAGAGGATCGGGACGCCACCTATCCTGGCTTTCGAGTCAGGGAGGACCACCCCGTATTTCTACGCGGGCTAATCCATGTGGTGATGAACGGTAGTGAGGCAGAAAAAGTTAAGGGTTTAGACTACCTGTATTCATTGGCAGTCGGCTTCAAAAAGTTAAAAGGCCCTTATAAAAAGAGCGTGCTCGCCGAACAGTTTGGCGAGTTTGTTAAGGTTGACGCAGAGCTCGCGGAAATCGATCTATTTTCACCTGATCGTTACCCGATCCTGCAGTTAGCTAGGCAGTATGTCAAGACAGTTATCAAGGATATTACTCTTGATTCCCGTAAGTGTCTACCAAGACCAGGTCCTGGCGCGACAAATACACCACTGCCTAAGCATATGAGATACCGACCTCATAAGCTTTACGCTCAAATAGAGAGATTTCTACCTTTCATGGATGGCTGGTTTTCTAGCCACCCTTGGGATGTTGTCTCTCAGTCGGATCACTATGCCAAAGTATTTCAAACTGGCATTAAAGATGAACCCACCTCGCGTTTTAAATTTGTACCCAAAACAGCGGGCAAAGCGAGGGGGATCTGCATAGAAGAAAACGAAGTTCAGTTTCTTCAACAGGCTATTCGCAGAGTACTTACGGACAAGATTTTAACATGTCCAACTACGAAGCGGAATTTAGCCCTAAATGACCAGCATACTAATGCACATTTAGCTTTGACGGCGTCAATCGCTAAGATGTATTGTACCATTGATATGTCCGAAGCGAGCGACCGAGTATCTCGCGAGTTGGTTTCCTGGCTTTTTCAGGATAATCAAGAACTCCATGATGCTTTGATGGCACTATCCACGAAGTGGATTGAGCCACCGAAAGAGGTTGATTGGCCAGGATCTATACGGACAAATAAATTTGCTCCTATGGGTTCGGCGCTTTGTTTTCCAGTGATGACCTTAGTGCATTACGCACTGATTAAAGCCATCATTCGTTTATCGACTGTGCAAGACCGCAAGCACAAATCGCGCTCAGTATATGTCTACGGGGATGATATCATCATCTACAATGACTGTTATACCGCGGTTACCGATTGGTTACCTAGGTTTGGTATGAAACTTAACCATTCCAAAAGCTTCCATCGGTCCCATTTTAGGGAAAGTTGCGGCATCCACGCCCTTCACGGGCGTGATATAACTCCCGTGTATGTCAAACATATACCTTATCAACAATCTCATGGAGAACTGTTCTCCTACCTTGCTGTCGAGCATGCCCTTTTTCGAAAGGGGTACACAGAAACTAGCAAGGTCCACCGGTCATGGATCAAAAGGACTCAAGGCATGAGAATGCCCGAGGTTCCAGAAAATTCAGACCTAATCGGCTTTAAAAGGCCGATCTCTTTGTTTACCGGTCGTGTGCCTCAGATACATCAGGCCACGGTTGCAAAACGTAAGAGGTGGAACGCTGATTACCAAGCTTGGGACTACTTAGTCTACACGATACGTCGTGGAAGGCAAGACCTCAAGTTGCCTTCAGACATGGACGCCTACCTTAAGTGGCAGGTTGTGCATTCTGAAAATTCAGCGAAGATTGTGGATTCTCTTCCAGGGTTTACAATCCGGAAGAGGTGGGTTACTGAATCCGCGCTTACCACTAGATTCACCGATAAGACAACAATCGATCATAAGCCTCGCCACCCATTTTTGTGGTGGTTTACTTCAAGGCGAATAGTCGATTGGATCGGTGACTACACAGGCATGAAGCCTGTGTTCGGTTCCGAAGAACGGAACGAGTGGATTGCTTATGGCTCTGAACTCGTCTGGGATTATATCCCATTTGATTTCAGTATACCACAGGCAAAAGCGTAAGAACAAGTAACTTTGGGGGAATCGGAC